GTTCGACATTGCCGCCGATGAGTTTATGGACAGCAAGTGGAGTGGGCAGGTAGGCAATCGAGCAGTAGAGGTCACCGAGATGATCCGTACAGGTGAGTATTCGTAATGTCTAAAGGCGGTCAAGGCACAACCCAGCAAGCTAGAGGTTCTTTTTCTGGAAACTCTCAGCCCTCTTATGGCGGGAATCAAGCAACGGGACTTGGCAGTAAAGGCGGTTCACAGTCTTATCAACAACCTTATCGAAGCCCTTACGGGCAAGGTCAAAGCTACAGTCAGCATGGAATGCGATCTGGGTTTGGTGACTTTATGGAAAACCCACAAGCCATGCCACCACGAAATCCAAATTTTTCTCAACCGGATGGCAACGGTAACTTCACCTCTCTACCGTCTGGTGGGCAGATAGTGATTGAGCCTCCCAATTCATTAGATCAAAGAAGACGGGAAGAGATTAGGACTAGAGGGCCAGAAAGCCTTGCAGCCCAAGGACAATTTGGCGACGCGAGCGCTGGTGCTGCCCAAAATATTGAAGCTAATGACCCGTTCGAGTTTCAAAGCCCCCCTCAACTCAATCCAGAGATCCATCTGCGAACTAGAGGGCCAGAGAGTCTCGTTGAGCAGGGCGGAATGGCTTACACGCAAGGGCCGGTGTCCACTGAGGAGCAGCAACAACAACAGTTTGGCGGTTTGCTCTCGCAGGGAGCTTCCCCTAATAGCTATAACAATAATTTTGGGCCGTATGTCGGTAATGCCGGAGGCTTTGGGAACAAGGGCGGTCAGGCGAGGCAGATGGGTTATGCTCCTATGCGCCAAGGACTCGGAGGCTTCTTTTAATAATGACATTATCTAAGATCCAATTTAATCCAGGTGTTGACAAAGAAGGCACCGAATATACAGCCGACTCTGGGTGGTTTGATTCAGACAAGATTAGGTTTCGCCAAGGCAGGCCAGAAAAAATTGGTGGGTGGACAAAATTCAGCCAAAATTCTTTTTTAGGCATTTGCCGGTCAATCCATGACTGGGCTTCTCTTGAGTCCATTAAGTACATTGGACTCGGAACAAACTTAAAGTTTTTGGTATCTCAAGGTAATACCTTTAATGATGTGACTCCTATTCGTGCAACCACGACCAATGGAATAACTTTTGCGGCAGTTAATACCTCTTCGACGATAACGGCTACAGACAGTAGTCACGGAGCGGTTACAAACGACTTTGTCACAATAAGCGGGGCTGCAACTCTTGGTGGTGTAATCACTGCTGGAGTCTTAAATCAAGAATATCAAATAACATCAGTACCTACGTCAAACACTTATACATTTACTGCAAAAGACTCAGCAGGAGACGCTGTAGCTGCTAACTCTTCTGACTCAGGGAATGGCGGTTCAGGTGTTGATGGTGCATATCAAATTAACACGGGACTAAACACCTTTGTTCAAGGCACGGGATTTGGAGCGTCTGCTTGGGGTTCTGGCGGGTTTGGTAGCGCAAACAGTGTTTCAGCATCCGGTCAGCTTAGGCTCTATAGCCAAGATAACTTTGGGGAAGATTTGATTCTAAATCCTCGTGGAGGTGGCATTTTCTATTGGGATGAGTCTGCCGGAACAGGTGCTAGAGCGGTAAACATAACAACTCTAGCCAACGCATCCAACGTACCGACAATAGCTTTAAAAGTTTTAGTTTCAGACATTGATCAACACGTTATTGCTTTTGGCACAAACGGCATAGGCTCATCTACAATTGATCCTTTGTTCATACGTTTTTCTGATCAAGAAAACATTGCTGATTGGACACCGACAGCAACAAACACAGCCGGTGGTGTAAGAATAAACGCTGGATCAGAGATAATTGGCGCAATCCAAGCAAGACAAGAAATTCTTATATGGACTGACGTTAGCTTACATTCTATGCGTTTTGTCGGTGCTCCTTTTACCTTCCAATTCCAAACACTTAGCACCGATATATCAATGATATCTCCAAATGCTGCGGCAAATGCTAGGGGTTCTGTATACTTTATGGATAAAGGCAACTTCTATGTCTACAACGGTTCTGTGCAACCACTGCCTTGTAGCGTTAAAGACTTTGTTTTTTCAAACTTAAATCAAGACCAAGCATTCAAGGTCTTTGCTGCCGAGAACAATGCGTTCTCTGAGGTTAGTTGGTTTTACCCAATAGGTTCCGGTGATACCGAGATTACAAACTACGTTACATATAATTACGCAGAAAACCTGTGGTCTGTCGGAACCCTAGAAAGAGGTGCTTGGATTGGCGCTGGAACAAGATCAAAGCCTCTAGCAACCACGACAGTTGCTGGTAATGGAGCAAACTATCTGTACAACCACGAAGTTGGTCACGACGATGATGGCGTTGCAATGACTGCGTTTGTTGAGTCTGGTGACTTAGAGATAGGTGATGGCGACAGGTTTATGATGATTAGTCGGATTGTTCCAGACTTTGCTTTTAGCGGAACCAAGAGTGATGCGTCAATGGACTTGACGATCAAGGGAAGCAACTACCCTTTAGAGACCGCTTCGTCATTAGCCACAGCTACAGTTACTCAAAACACCACCCAATCAAATATTAGAGCAAGGGCTAGGCATACGGTTATTCGTGTTGAAAGCTCTGGCCTTGGATATGGATGGCGCTTAGGTGGCCTTAGATTTGATATACGTCAAGATGGTAGGCGCTAATGTCAGGCACTAAACAAACATCGCTGCCAATCCCAAGTTCGGACTATGATAGAGACAACGAGGCTATAACTCGCAGAAACCTAGAGTTAATCTTTGATGAGGTTCAAAACGACCTTTTTCTTGCTAAGACTCAAGGCGATAGCCAAGGATCATTAGCTATGCGAAGGTTTCAGTTTCTATTGATGGGGGCTTCATGACTGATGTAATAAAAGTACTTGGGCAGTTAGACCCTAGTGCAACTACAACAACTGTGCTGTACACAGTGCCTAACTTGGCACAAACAACAGTTAGCTCGTTGGTTATATGCAACAGATCTGGCTCTGCAATTACTTTTAGAGTTACCGTTCATGTCGCTAATGCTTCGGCGGATGACAAACAATTTCTTTTTTTTGATGAATCTTTAGCTGCTACAACCACAAGAACAGTTGTGATTGGAATGTGCCTATCCCAAGCGGATGTAATGAAAGTTTATGTAAGCGCCGCTAACGTCAGTTTTAACCTATTTGGTGTGGAGACAACTTAATGAATTACAATAACGGACAAATGCCGCCTATGAACCCCATGAATCAACAAATGCAACAAATGCAGCGTATGCAACAAATGGGTCAGCAGATGCAGATGCCACCTCAGATGCCTCAAATGCCTCAGATGCCGCCACAAATGCCTCCGCAAATGAATGCGAACCAAGGTGGCGCTATGCCAAACACTCGTCCTATGGAACCTATGGCGCAGCAGATGGCGCAGCAAGGTCGTTATGGCGACAGTATGTTAGTTCACATGAACCCTGTAGAAGTAGCTGGCATAGCCTCGCTATCGCCTACAGGAGGCCTAACTACAAACCCGATGACAGGTCAGCCAGAGGCTTTCTTGCCGTTCTTGCTTCCATTATTGGGAAGCCTTGGAGGTTCCGCTCTTGCAGGAACTGGTTTTGCCAGCGCGTTAGGACTTGGCAGTCTTGGAGCAACAGCTATGGGCGCTATTGGCTCCGGCTTAGCAACAACCGCTGTAACAGGTGATATCAAGAAAGGCTTGACCGCAGGTTTAACTGGCTTTGGTATTGGCAGTGCTTTGAATGCTGCTTCAGCGGCTGTTTCTCCAGGCCTTGATGCTGCACAAACGGCGGTCACTGAGGGCGCTAGTGCAGCAAAAGACTTAGCTACGGCAGCGACAGAACAAAGCACTCTTGTAAAAGGTCTTGGCGATGCGGCGACAGCAGCAGACAAACAAACTTTGCTTAACCTTCAAGGCGGCTTGGCTGAAGCAACAACTGGATCAGGCCGAGCATCGTTGTTACAGCAAGGGCCGCCCACGGCAAGTGGAGCAATTAACCCTGGCAGCCTTGAAATGGCTCAAAATACTTTAGCGGCAGAAACCTCTAAAGCCAGTCAGAATGTTTTTGGAAACTTTAAAGATAATCCCGGAGCTTTTACAAAAGAATTTGGCAAAAATCTCATGAAGCCTAGTTCTTTGTTGCCAATAGGCGTTGGTGAAGGTCAACGCGCAGCAATGGAAGCTCAAGAGGCTCGTGACGCTGAGTTTGGTGCTACAGAAGCTGAGAGGGCTGAAAGACTTGCTAGGTCACAAGGTATCTTGGATCAGTCTCTAGGGCAGGTTGCTACTGACTATGGCTACGATTATGGACGCGGCTATCAAGCTGGAGGTATCACTTCTATAAATCCTATGGATTATCAGCAAAGAATGGCTGATTTCCAACAAATGGGTATGCAGCAGCCGGTTAGAATGTTTGGTGGTGGTGAAGCTGGAAGGCCTAATTTTTCCCCAAATTTTAACTCTAACAACGCTGTTGGCGCTAACAGTTTTGGGGGTAGTGATCGCTCTTTTGCATTCAACCCATCAGGTAGGCAAGCCAGCCTTAGAGGCCCAAGGGTGGTATCTTCAGAAGAGCTAGAAGGGTATAGACCCGGAATAGATCCAGAAATAAATTACTTTCGTAAAAAGCTTCCGGCAGAGCCTGCTATTGCTGAACAACAAGCTGTTGTTAATGATCCAGTAAACGTTGCTGGTAGAGCCGCAGAGATAGAGCGATTAAGAAATGACCCGACGATGAACTTTGTTGTAGATGAAAGTCTTTCAACAGAGCAAAAAGACGAAATATTTGCTGTTCGTCAAAAGATCGCGCAAAACGCAGCGTTAAGAGAGCGAGGCTTTGATGCTCCAGAAGGGTATAGCGCAGTAGACGCTGAAGGAAACCCCACTGTTCGGAACTCAGGGTTAACTCTTGACATGTCAGGGCAGGATTTATATTCCGGTATAGGTGGATTTAACCGCGCCCCTTACGGCACTGAATATGGCATGAATAACGGCGGCGTTGTAGGTATGAACCAAGGGGATCAAGTTCCCAACGGAGAGCAAGCTGCTCAAGCTTTGATTCAACAAACAGCAATGGCTCTTTTGGGTCGTATGTCTGAAGAAGAATCTAGCGTTGTCATTAAAAGATTTGTAGATGAGTTTGGAACAGAAGCTTTCCAGCAGTTACGGAATCAGGTTCTAGAGTCTGTTGTTCCTAACTCGCAAAAAGAAGGCCTAATTCAGGGCGCTGGCGGTGGCATGGACGATCAGATTGGCGGTATGATTGGTGATCAACAAAAAGTTGCTGTATCTCCTGGTGAGTTTATAGTTCCTGGCGATGTGGTTTCTGGCTTAGGCGATGGAGATACCAGTGCTGGAGCTAAAGAATTGGCATCAATGATGGATCGAGTCCGCACGGAACGCACTGGAACTACAGAGCAACCGGCACCCTTAGTTAATGTTAGAGGCGGAGGCTTATTGCCAGCATGAACACCCTACTAGACTTTGATTCAAGCAAGATAAAGGACTTATCTAGAGAGCCAAAGGTTCGCAAACGGTCTGAGCCAAGAGAAGTTACTCACACGATAACTATGGTTCCAGCAAATTATCTTAATAATCTGTGGCCTGATGTAAGAACCCAGCTTGCTAAAGCGACTAAAAGGTCAAATGGGCGATGGAGTTTAGAGTTTCTTCATGCCGCCATATCAAATGGCAGCCAACAGTTATGGGTTGCGTTTGATTCAGAGAACCATATTGACGGTGTTGGTACAACAGAGATACTTCAATACCCAGAAAGAAAGATGTTGGCTGTACAGTTTTTAGGTGGTGACAATTTCAATAGCTGGGTTTGGGAAATGCTAGATCGCTTTAAAGATTTTGGGCGTGATAATAGTTGTCAGGGAATGGAAGCAACTGCCCGTATGGGGTTCTGGAAATGGTTAGAACAAGATAAATTCAGTCGATCTTTTGTGGTCTACGAAAGGAGTTTAGAAGATGGGAAAGAGTAGTGGCGGCGGCGGTGCTCAAGAAAGCACAGTAGTACAAACAAACTTACCAGAATATGCAGAACCCTTTTATGAGGAGCTTCTTGGTAGGACTGTCTATGAGTCAACAAGACCTTATGAAGCTTTTCCGGGTCAAAGGATGGCTGAGTTTACTGATTTTGAGAATCAGGGAATGCAGGGCATGGCTGACATGGCTTATGCTGGGAGCCCTTATCAATCGAATATGGCTGCTAATATAGCTGGTAGCGTTGGTGGTCAAGATGTTGGCGCTGGAGCCAATATAGCAGCAGGGTTTAACCCGCAAGATCAGTTTTCAGGGTATAACGCTGGGGATATAAGCAGTGGCTATGACGCTGGCAGCTTAGGCCAAGGCTATCAAGCTGGTCAGCGCGGTGTTGGTTATCAACCTGGGCAGTTCACATCAGACTACAACGCTGGAACCCTTAATCAAGACTTCCAAGCTCAAGATTTAACATCTGGTTATCAAGCTGGCTCTTTTGATCCTGGTTATCAAGCCACAGAGCGTCAGTCTCAATATGATATGGGGCCGTTAACAAGTGGCTATGAAGCTAGTTCTTTTGATCCTGGTTATATGGCTAGAGAGCTTGGTCAAGATTACTCTGCCAGAGACCTTCAGTCTGGGTTTCAAGCTGGAACTATTGCTGACGCAGACACATTAGCTAAATACACAAACCCTTATCAGCAGCTTGTTACTGATATCGAGAAGCGTGAAGCTCAAAAGCAATCTGACATCCGTGGATCTGAGATGTCTCAACAAGCAGCGCAATCTGGCGGCCTTGGTGGATACAGAGAAGCAATCATGCAATCTGAACGAGAAAATGCTCTCGGACAACAGATGGCTGACATTCAGACAAGAGGTGGGCAGGCAGCGTTTGAGCAGGCTCAGAAGGCGTTTGAAGCTGATAGGTCTGCCAGAGGACAAGAGGAAACCTTTAGACAGTCTGCGTTTGGCACAACAGAACAAGCCAGACAAGCTCAACAAAAGATGGCTATTGATTCTTTCCAAGCTGGAGAGACTGCAAGGCAACAGGCTGCTTCTATGGGCATGACTGCTCAGCAGCAAGCTGATGCCTCAAGACAAGCTAAAGAACAGTTTACTCAATCAGCATTTGGTCAGACAGCGGATGTTGCTGCACAGCGAGAGCAGTTTGCTCAGCAAGGGTTCCAAGCAGGGGAACAGGCTAAGCAAAGAGCAGCAGAGATGGGCTTGAACGCACAACAACAAGCTGATGCTGCTAGACAAGCTCAAGAGAAGTTTACTCAGAGTGCTTTTTCAACGACTCAACAGGGTCGGATACAGCAACAAGACTTCCAAAATCAAACGTTCCAGATACAGGAACAAGCTAGGCAACGCGCTGCCGAGATGGGCATGAATGCACAGCAGCAGCAGGATGCAGCTAATCAAGCTGCGGAAAGGTTTGGACAGTCCCAGTTTGGTCAGAACGAACAAAACAGACTTGCTCAGCAACAAGAACAACGCTCTGTATTTCAAGCAACAGAACAAGCCAGACAAGAAGGGGCTAGGCTTGGTCTTAATGCTCAAGAGATGCAGGAACGGGTTAATCAGGCTCAGAATGATGCTCGTATGAGGGCTAGGCAAGAAAACATTGGGCTGGCAGAAACTCGCGCAAGGATGGGCTTTGCTGGCCTCGATGCAGACAGAGCCACTCAAGGTCAAAGGTTAGACTCAGCTAGATTGCTTGGTCAGCTAGGCACTGACGATCAAAGAATGGGCATTGAGAGAATGCGTAACCTTCAAGCTGCCGGTGAAAACCAAAGGAACATGAGCCAGCGCGGAATGGATATGGGTTATCAAGACTTCTTGCGTCAGCAGGCATTTGGCAGAGAACAGCTTGGCTTCTTTAATAATATGCTACAAGGGTTGCCTATTAGTGCTGGTTCTCAAACTACTACATTCGGCGGCCCTAGCAGCACCCAGCAGGCGCTTGGTGCTGGCCTTGGTGGCGTTGGTCTATATAGGGCTATGAGTTAACGATGAATATAATTGACACAGAAGACATGATCAAAGGCTTGCCTGATGCAGCCTTACAAAAAGAAGCTCAGAACCCTTCAGGCCAAGCGCCTCAGTTCCTTGTTGTGTCTGAGATTAAACGCCGTAAGGATATGCGAGCGCGTTATGCTCAGAATCAAAAGCCTCAAGGCACTGTAAAAGATCAGCTTCTGGGCGTGAATCCTACAACGCCTCAACGGCAAATGGCATCTATGGGTCAGCCTCAAGGGCGGCCTATGCCTCCTATGGGCGGTCAAATGCCTATGCAGCAGCCAGCACCTCAAATGGGAATGTACAGTGGTGGCGTTGTGCGTATGGCTCAAGGACTAACTATTCCAAACCCTTATCTTAATGCTATGTCTTCTGAAGACGCAAAACTTGCTGAGCGCGAAAATAACTTAGCGCGACTAGCCTATTTGGCTGAGCTTCCTGGGGGCAGCGAGGCCGTAAGAGATATGCAGGGTAGGATCGGCGGGATTACACAAGAAGATGTAGACTCAATTTTTGGTACCGCTCAAGAGCAAGCTGATGCTTCAAAATTTTCAGATCTTGATGAGTTGATTAATCCATCAAGGGTTGGATCTTATATAGAGGGTCTTACCGAGTCGCGATACAACCCTCTAGACAGGTTTACTCAAGGTGTAAGTACTGACTTTGAGCCTTTAAATCCTCCAATGTTTAAAGCGCCTACGCCACAAGAGTCAACTGACACAAGAAGCAACCCATTTCAAGCCCCAGCAGGCACTGCTGATGCAATTAGAGCAAAACTAGCCTCCATGAAAGGTCAGGGTCAAGGCGACGCTCCTGTAGGCGAAATGCTTCAAAGCATTTTAGCGGAATCTAACAATCAAGTTGTTAATAACAACGCTGAAGTAGTTGTGCCTGAAGAAAGAATACGGGGACTTCAGTTCCCTACCGGCCTTAGTGGTGTTGATTCATCGAGTTCAGGGCGGCAAGGTGATGATCAAGCGAGAATGAATGCTGCACAAGCGGCAAGATTAAGAGAAATTCAAGGGACAGCGTCAGGACAGCAAAGAATCGTTCAAGCTCCTGATGCCTACACTGATGATGCTGAAGGATACATTCGCGCCAAGTTCCCAGACGGGGTTCCAACTAACAACGAGGCTCCAAAAACTTTTGACGATTATGTTGCTTACCTGCAAACACAGAAACCAACACTAGAAGAGGGCTATCCTTTACTCTCAAATATTTTGAGGGACAACGCTAACGCCCGTGATGCAGAAGCTATCCGCTTATCAGAGTTAGAAAACGAAACGCCAACTCAAGATGTAACGACAGACTTACGGGCCTTGAGAGATAGACAGGCCGATAGAGGGTCTGGCGGCTTTAAAAAAGATCTTGGAACCACTAATGAAACAATCTCACTTGAAGAAGCTCAACGACGATATCCAGAATTAAATCTAGAGGCTGGTAGCAAAGCATTTCGATATGATTCAATCGAAATGCCAGCCGGATTCCCACCTGAGTTGCGTGAAAGAGCTGGGAAGCTTTATCAGGACGGCAACAAGGAAGAAGCGCAAGCTCTTATAGATATGTACTCTGCGTCTAAGACTGAAATCAATCCTGAAGATGACGGTATTGCAGCGTTAATTACGGATAAATTAAATAGAGCAGAACAACCGTCTGTTGGACAAAACACTGATGGGTCAGCAAGGATACTTTCTAACGCTGTAACCGAAGATAACAGCAAGGTAATTAAAGAAAATGTAGATGTAGCTACGGCGCTTGCTGCTGCAAGCGACGAAAGTAACGCGATAAGAGAAGACGGGCAAAAGGTAAACAAACTTGACGCCGAAACTATTAAAACTGCATTGTCAGAGACAAATGTTGATGAAAAGGTTGATAAAGAAAGCAAGAAGTTTGAATCTACCGGCAATGTTTATGCTGACGCTCAAGCAGGTATAAAAAATCTTAATATTGCATCTGAAGATGTTAATTATGAGTCAGCAAGGACTGCTATAGGCGATATTTCTACTGCCGCAGACAAGATAAGAAACAAAACCGCCAACTACGAAAGCCTGATAAAAGGCTATATTCCTGACTTTGGCAAGTATGCGCCCGACTACTCAAGCTTGATTCAAAGTCAAGAAGCAAGGGCGCAAACAATACGCGACGAGGCTAGGAAAGAAGCTGGCGCTCAAGCATTGATACAGTTGGGTGCTGGAATAGCTGGAGGCAATCTTTCTAAAGGTATTTCTGAGGCTGGTAAAACTGCGGCTGACATTAGGCGGCAAGGAAGAAAAGAAGCAAGCGCCGAAGAACAGCTTTCTACTCGGATGATGATGTCTCAGCAAGAGGCAAAAATGACTCTTGGTATGAAGACTGAAGAGTCTAGGCAGCGGGGCAGGCAAGCAACTAATGAAATGATCGTTAAGTCTTACGATGCCGACAGAAGATCAGAGCTTGTTGCTGCTGGAATGGATGTTGATGCTGCAAAGGCTATGGCTGGCGTTGAGACAGAGGCAGCTAAAGCTATTGTTGCTAACACTCAGGCAGACAGAAAGTTTGCTCTTGATCAGCTTACAACAATGATATCAGCGGAAAGATATAAAGATCTGGCAAATGATTCTGAGCGGATGCGTCACACACAACAGCTATCTATATACGCCCCGATGATATCAACTCAAACACAAGATTTCATTAACAGTAGCGTTACAACTCCATCTCCAACACAAATTCGTGAGTATGTTGAAGAGCTTATGCGGGGATTCGGTTTATATAGGTCTAGCGGTAACGTTGAAACTGGCAATATGCAAACTAATCAAAATAATAATCCAACAAAAGGTCGTGAAAACGACCCTCTCGGACTAAGAGGCTCGTATGGAGCGCAAGATTGATGGCAGGTTTAGTTTCTTTTAGAGAGCAACACCCAGAGTATGACGATTTATCTGATTACGATTTAGCCACAAGTCTTTACGATAAGTTTTATGACGGAAAAATAGAGCGAGAAACATACTTCAAAGAGCTTGGCATTAACCAAGAATATGAAGAGATGAGCACTGTTGATTACGCTCTAGGGCTCCCGTCAGAGTTGCTTGCTGCACCTGTCAGAGGCTTAGGGCAAGGACTTTTATCTTCTGGTGCCGGTCTTGCCCACCTAGCTGATGCTGCAACAAACAAAGCAGGGGATCTTGCTACCTACTTAGGCGCTGAAGATGTTGGTTCCAGTCTAGAATCCTTAATAGATAGCGGCGAAGAAAACGAAATTATTCGGCTTGCTAATGAAGGCAAGCAAGCATTGGATTCAGCCCTTGGAGTTGATGAAGCATATAGAGATAGCTATGCGGTTAAAGTTTCTGAGGCGTTAGGATCTATTGCTTCTTTTGCTGTTCCTGGATTAGGTTTGGCTAAAGTTGCTGGCGCTCTTGGTGCTAGTGCTAAAGCTGCTGGAGCCATTGGTTCAGGATCTACATTCGCATCAGGCTCTGGTTTTGGCGCTGATGATCAAGCTCAAAGAATAGCTGCATCTAGGGCCAAGGGTATTGAGATAGATCAAGATACTGCTGATAGCTCAATTCTTTTGGGCGGTGTTGTTGGCGCTACGGAGGCGCTTACACCTTTAGGTGTGTTGAAAAAAGTTCGCGGTATTAAAGAACCAAGAGAGCGACTAGAGGCGCTTAACTCGCAAAGGCAAAAAGCTCTTGATGCTGGTGATGAGGTTCTAGCAACAAACTTACTTAACCAACAAATCCGCCTATCAAAAGAAGTGTCTAGAGTAATGAACGGCATGGAGCGCGTTAAAAGTTCTTTAGGTACGGGAGCAAAAGAAGGACTACAAGAAGTCGTAAATAGTCTGGCTCAAGATGCTATTCAAGTTGGTATGTACGATGACAGCATCGAGGTCGGTGAAAGTTTGTGGGATGACTTTACTGTTGGCTTTGGCGCTGGCGCGTTGGTAGATGGAGTATCTGTTGGTGTTGCTAACCGCAGAAACAGGATTGTTCAATCGTCTTTAGAAGAAAAAGAAGCTGTTTTAAGAGAAGAAGAAGAAAATCAACGAGAAATTTATTACAGCAAAGCCGACATAGCTCGGCATGAGGCGGAATTAAGAGAAAAGTTAAGCAAGGAATTTGAATATCAGCAAGGACAAGATGCTGACGCAGTGCCTACTAGAGGGCAGCAGCTAGAAGCTATAGGGTCTTCTGTCCGTGGAGGTCAGCAATTTAACCCGAAACAACAACTTGATCCGACTGTTGGCTCTTATGGCGGCACTAGCAATACAGAGACATACAAGGGTATTGGTAAGACATATGCCTCACAGATAGCTAAAGATGCATCATTAAGTGAGGGCGTGTTTCCTGATGCGGGTGATTTTAAAG